CCGACAGGGAAACATTATGCAAATAGAGTCAGAGCTGATTATATTCAATTAGATTAGATTAGAGCCGGAAAAACTCGTTTTAACTGCTCTTTTCGCATAATTTCAGATTTTCTCAAATTAATATCTCCCGATTTGAATAATAACAACTAATAACTTATAATACAGTTAGAGCAGGACAATCATTATATTATTTTACCGGGCCGGTTTTTTTGGATCAGCTCCTTTCCCGGTCCGGTTATTTTCTTTCTTTTTGTAAGTACGTAGTACTTATTTTTCTTTCTTTTAATTTATTTAGTTTAAGTTATTAATTTAGTTAGTTATATTTAATTAATTATTAATTATTAGCTTTATATTACTTAATTTAAGTTAGGAGTTATAAATATGGCTAGACCTCCAAAATATACTCCTGAAGAAATTAAAAATAATATTGATGAGTACTTTAGTAAGATAAATAAAAAAGAAGATGAACCACCTACTTTAATTGAATTAGCTCACGAATTAGATTTGAGTTATAGTACTTATCAAAGATATAGAGAAAAATCCGGTTATGAACAGCACATAAAAAAGGCGGAAGAAAAGGTGATAAACTGGTGGATTAAAAAGCTGGCAACATCAAACCAGACGCCAGCCGGGATTATTTTCTGGCTTAAAAATAGAGCAGGATTTGCTGACAGGGTGGAACACCAGCACACCGGCCAGATTGAGCATTCTCACAGTCCCAAACTGGAATCTCTGGAGGATGATCAGCTTGAGGCCCTGGCCTCAGCTTTTTCAGATGATAAGGACGACGTGATTGATGTAACTCCAGAAGATGATTGATTTAACAGGGCTAAGGCCAATTTCGGGAAATTCACCTTTTGCGAAACTTTTGTGATTAGTGACGGCAGTATAAGGATTGACCCCGGCCGCAGGCGGGACCCAGTGGCCCAGGGAGGGCAAGGGGGTGTCGCCCGCCCGGCCGCCCCATACTATATATACCCATTTTCTCACCACAAATTAAATTAAAATCAATTTAAACTAAAACCCAATTTAAAATAATATATATACTAATTTCCTATTAAAAGGGCCTATAATCGATTTTAAGCTATACTTACATACTGAATGATATATAATACTTAAATTAAATACAAAACGCAAAATGACCTAATTCTATGCGTTAGAAATAGAATTTGAATAATACAAGCTGTTATATATGCAAAATTTCTATAAAAAGGGGTCAATTATCATGGAGGAATAGCTCAGTTGGTAGAGCACCTGACTTTTAATCAGGGGGTCGAGGGTTCAAATCCTTCTTCCTCCACCATTAGTAAAAATTATAAGGACTGATATATTATGCCACCTGATATAAAGCAATTAAAAGAGGAATTAGGCGATATTAAAAAGTGGCAGGTTGAATTTGAATTATATCGCCGTAAAAAGCAAAAATTTATCAATGATTTAGTTTGCATTGAGGATAAAGATGAGCAAGGTGGCGTGATTGATTTTGATTTATGGCCGGCACAAGAAAAAGCACTTGATAAAATGGCAAATAACCGCAGAATAATATTCCTTAAAGCCCGGCAATTAGGTTTAACATGGTTAGCTTTAGCTGGAGAAGGAGCTCACAGACTTGTATTTAATCCTGGTAAAAGTGTTTCTTCTATCAGTACCACAGAAGATGATACCAAAGAGTTAGTTCGCCGTTTAGCTTTTATATTACGACATTTGCCGAATTGGCTAATAGTTGATGATGATGGAGAACCAGACGAAAAAAAGGAAAACAAAACAGGAATAACTTACACAGAATACTCTAAAAGAATTGAGATACATCATCCTGACAGTGAGGATAGTATTTTTAAAGGTTATACATCTTCTCCGGCTGCTGCTCGTTCTTTTACTGATAATTGCGTTATATTAGATGAATGGGCCTTCCACCCCCAGGCCGAGAAAATATGGAGAGCTGCTTATCCTACCATTAACCGGCCAGACTCTGGTAAAATTGTTGGTATTTCCACCGGTGAGCGTAATACTTTTTTTCAAAAGAAATGGAATAATGCAGAGTGGGAATATGGCGGTGAATCAGGTTCAGCAAAGAACACTTTTATAGGTATTTTCCTCCCCTGGGATGCTGATCCTCGCAGAGATGAAGAATGGCTTGAAGAAACTAAAATTGAAATGGGAGAATCTTTCCGTTCAGAGTATCCTTCTACTCCTTCCGAAGCCTTTACCACCGGTTCTGGAGCCTTTTTCCCGGTATATAACTCTAAAATTCATTTTTGTTTTGACAAAGGCTGGTATCCCCCGGCCCATTTTCGTATTATTGGAGCTTATGATGGTGGTTATAACCGTGCCTGTTTCAAATGGTACGCTATTTCCAATGATGGCTGGATAGTATGTTACAGGGAGTATTACCCGGAACAAAAAATTGACCCGGTTCAGGCCGAAGATATACGGGAATTATCCCGTGATCCGGAAGGAGCACCCGAACAGTTCGCTTATATAGTTGCTGATACCAGTTGCTGGGCCAAAAATCAGGAATCAGGTAAAACTACAATCGAAATCATGGAAGAACATGAAATAAAGGGGTGGCGGCAGGCAGATAAAGAGAGAATTCCCGGCTGGAAAAGATTACATGAGTATTTATCGCCGATTAGAGATGAACAAAACAACATAATTAAAGACAGAAACGGCCGGCCACTTGCGAAATTACGCTATACGGACAGTTGTAGTAATACAAAGCGATTATTTCCTTCTATGAAGTCAAATGAAACAAAACCTGACGATTTAGCTTCCGGGCAGGAGGACCATGTATTTGATTGTGATAGATACATGGTTATGAGCCGGCCAAAACCGGGAGCTGACAGGAAAAGTAAGCAAAGACAAAAGCAGGAAAGAAAAAGAAAAACTAAACCTCGTTCCCGGGCTACGGGCTATTAATTTGACAATTTTATGAAAAATGTTTATAATGAAAGTGAGGAATATTCGATATGAATAGAAATTATGAATTAAATTTTATTAATTGCCCAAATTGCCAATCTAAACTTTTTAAAGTTGGGAAAATAACAGGGAAAATAGAAATTATTTGCCCTAAATGTGGAGCAGAAGTGAAAATAACCGGAAAAAAGGTTACAAAAATTGATACGGAAATATTAAGTTATAATTGAGTTAAATGGGGGAGAGCCGCCAGACGGCCGGTCTCTATAATAACTTAATATAAGCGTGAGGCTCAAGAAGCCCGATAATCAGGTTTAAACACCTGTTGTCGGGTTTTTATTATTTTATAGGAGGTATTTATTATGCCAATGCCCGGAGCAGGAGCACAGCAAAGACAACCAAGACAACAGGCACAACAGCAACAAAGACCCCAGCAAAGAGCAGCTGGGCCAAGACAGCAACAAGGCCAGGGTAATCAAATGCAGCAGTTGCATCAAGAGTTTATGCAAATGGAGCAAGCCGAGCTGGCCGAGGTTGCTATGCAGCTGGTACAAAGATTACAGCAGTTAGAACAGCAATTACAGCAGGGTGGACCCAGGGGAGGTCCTCCAGGAAGACAACAACCACAACAACCAGCTGGGGGTAGGCAGCCAAGAGGGTAAGGTGATTTAGTTGATTTCACAATATACACCAGAAAATCGGGAAGCTAAAAAAAAGTCAAATGAATTAATTGATTTATTTAATTCTTTTGACGCATATAGGGCCCAATGGGAAGAACAGGCTATTGAGAATTATAAACTTCTTAAAGGTCATAAACCGGATTTAGATGAAGATGATCCCCGGTCTAATCTGCATATTCCCCGGACTTACCAAATAGTTGATACAATTCGTTCAAGATTGGTAAATGCATTTTTTAATCGCCGGCCTTATATTGAATTTATGCCTTCCCCTTCTAAACAAAACCGACAAAACCTTAAAAAAGCAGAAGAAAAAGCTAAAGTTGCTTCTGCTTTAGTTGATGAACAATTAGACAAAAATAAAATAGTCGCAAAATATTATGATTATATAACACAACTATTAACTTTCCCGGCTGGAATACTGGCAGTAGGGTGGAAATATAAAGAAGAAGTTGTAAAAAGAAAAGTTCCTGTAAAAGAAATTGATTTAAACAGCAACGGCTATCCGTTTTACACAGGAAATTATATTTATGAACCCCGGGAAAGTAATGAGGTAATCTGGGATGATAATGAAATTAAAAATATAGATTTCTTTGATTTTTGGCCTGATCCAAAGGCTACCAACCTTGATGATTGCCGGGGAGTTTTCCAGAGAGAATTTATTACTTATAAAAATTTAAGAGATAGATTGAATTTTCTGGATTACCTTAATGAGGGTGAAGTATATCCGGTTGATTTTGAAGAAGTTATGAAAGAAAGTCCGGAAGAAGTCGGCCGTGAAAAAAGAATGTCAGAAGTTGGCCTGTCAACCAGTATGGCTAAAAAGTATTTTAACTCAGATGATCAGGAGCTTAAAGAAAATACTAAATTTGAAGTACTTCATTACTGGGAAAATGACAGGCACGCAATGATATTAAATCGTGAACGATGTATTTATGATGGCCCTTCTCCTTACTGGAGACACCGTAAAATACCGTTTGTAGTTGAAAGTTATGATCGTTTGCCGAATGAATTTTACGGTATGTCAGCTGTAGATATTATTGCTGATTTACAGCATGAAGAAAATAGTATTCATAACCAGCGTAATGACAATATTAACATGATTATTAATAAAATGTGGAAGGTTCGCAGGGGAGCGGACATTGATGAATCTGAATTAGTTTCCCGACCACATGGAGTAATTCATGTTGACCGTATGGAAGATGTTATGCCTTTTGAACAGGGAGAAGTGCCTGCTTCTTCTTTTGAACAGCAAAGTATTGTCGCACGATCAGCTGAAAATGCAGTTGGGGCCACACCAATTATGCAGGGAGCAGAATCTCGGGGAGAACAAACAGCCACAGAAAGTATGGAACAGGCTAATAATGCTGGTATGAGATTTAGTGTTAAGACCAGAGTCTTTAATTATACCGGAATAAAGCGTTTGACAAATCTTATGGATATGAATAATCAGCAGTTCATTGATGGTCAGCGATTGGTAAGAATTTATCCAGAGGAAAGTGGAGAATGGCGTTATGCTAATCCTGGAATGTTAATTGGTGAATTTGATTATAGACCGGCAGGAGCTAATATTGACCCGGCAGCTAATAAAGAAGTGAGACGAGAACAATTATCTCAAATGATGCAATTCTTAATGGAAGCCGGAATACCTTTTGTCGATTATCATCAGTTGGTTAAAGAATGGCTGGAAAGTTTTGATATTGAAAATTCACAGAAGTTTATTGTTCCGGAGGAAGAATGGCAAAGACAACAGCAAATGCAACAAATGGCTGCTCAACAGCAGGGAAATGGTGGTAGGCCTGGTAATCAAGTTGATAATGCTAACCAAGCACAGCAAACGCAGGCAGCACAGGAAGGTAGGCAAAGAGGAAGAAGGCCACAGCAACCACGCAACACACAGCCAAGGGCAGGAGGGTATGTGAGATAATGGACGGAGTTAAAGAAGTTTCTAATTTGGCTGAACACATTGGCTATCGTGATTTTCTTAAACCGTTCATTGAAAGTAATATTAATAGGCTTGAAGGTGACTTACAACATGGAGACTTTGACAACATGGAGGAATTGAAGTCGACACAGGCAGCATTAAGGGCTTATAAGAGTGTTAAGGCTTATGTTGACAAAAGGATAGACGAAAAATTAAAGGAGGCCAACAATGGCTAGGAATTTTGATGGTAATGGTTTTAAAGTGGGCCCGGAAGCAAATCAGCAAGCCGGACAACCCACCAATCAGGCGAATGGAGATCAAACACAGACGCAAACAAGACAGCAGGGTAATCAGGCGACAGCTCGTAAGTTAAGCAGAAACCAACAGCAGACTCAACAAAGGCAATCTAATAAACAGCCAATAAAAAATCCTTTGGATAGGTCAGCCCAACAGCTAAACCGTAATGATATGGGTAAAAAATTAAATGTAAGAAATCAAAATAATAATCAACAGAATAGTCAACAGCAAACTCAACAACAGAATCAACAACAGGCACAGCAAAATAATCAACAAAACCAACAAACTCAACCAGACTCCGAACCGGAAATAGACCAAAATTCCGATAGGGAAGAAAAAGTTAAGTACATTAGACGTAAATTTGACTCTCCGGAGGAAATGGAAAACTCCATAGAAGAACTGGAAAACAAACTGGGAATTAATGAAGATATTCAGCTTAATTCTGATGAAGAAGTAATTGATTATTATATTCAGTTGGAAAGACAGATGGGTGAAATTGGCAATCAGGCTGGTAATGTAGATCAAACTGTTCAGCAGTTAGAGCAGTTAAAGAATAATAATAATCGTTTGAGACAACA